ATTGGACACGGTGGCAGTAAGGTGCGTATTACTGTAGGCGGCAAGAAGATCAAAGGCAAGAAGTATGGCGGACCACTTCCAGACTATGGAACCCGTAAAGGACAAAGATGAAAGTTTTAGACATTCTTCTAGAGGACGATGATAATGAAATCGATACTGTAAGATATCGATCTGGTAAGTACAGACCGGGATATTATACAATAGGTGACAGCCACGCTAAAGGTGTCGGAGTCAGTGATCCATGGGATAGTAAAATGTCATTTTACGGAGCAAGTTCTGGAGATGAAGACTTTGGATCTGATATAACAGAATATGTTCCTGAAGGTAGTGTAGTTGTGATTAGTCTGGGCGCTAATGATGTAGTCAAACCACCAAGAGGATCTAAAAAACTTGATGATCCAGATGTAATAGCTAACCGTATTAAGCAAGTTGTAGATGTAAGCAATGGCAGAAAAAATAAAACAGCATTTGTTCTATTTCCAGAAGGACCAAAAGATAATAAATGGTATCAAAGAAGATTAGAAGTCCGCGATGCTATTAAAAAAGCTATTGGTAATAGTGTTGCTTTCTTTTATGATCTCAATGATGCACCTACACAATCGGACGGCATACATTCTACAGGATCTACTTATAGAAATATCGGAGATGCTGTTGTTACCAAGTTTCCAATTGAAGGCATAGGTAAAGACAACAAATGGAATTCAGGACAAAGTGGTAAAGTCAACGATAAGACACCAGATAAGAAAAAAGACGATAAGAAAGATACTGCTACTGCAACTGCGCCTACACAGTCAGTAAGTAATCCAGGATCGGGTGTACCACTTAAAGGTACTTTGATTGTTAACAGTCCTTACGGAACACGTAATGGCAAACCACACTATGGTGTAGATCTAAAAGCCGCATCAGGTACTCCATTGCTAAGTCCTATTGATGGTAAGATAATGAAAGCAGGTGAAGAAGGAGCATGTGGCGGTAGTATTACAGTCTTGTCTGCTGACGGTAAAGAACAGCATAGATTCTGCCACATTAAGAAATTCAATGTAAGTGTTGGTCAGGAAGTTAAAGCTGGAGATGTAATAGGTCTAACAGGCGGTGCCAAAGGCGATCCTATGGCAGGCAATGCTACTGGACCTAACTTGCATTGGGAAAAGAAAATCAACGGCAGTCTAGTAGATCCAATGAAAGGCACAATGAGTCCTGGCCAAGGACCTATGATTAAACCTAATATTCCAAAGAGTAATCCAGCTACAATTAGTTCTTCAGCTGTTAGCGATTATCTAAAATCTAAAGGCATGGATGACATACATAGAATAGCTATACTAGCCAACATTCAAGGAGAATCAAGTTTTACTCCAGGGGTGATAATTACTGACAGAAATGGGTTGCCAAGTGGAGGCCTATTCCAACACAACGGCCCACGCTATGATGCTATGACCAAAGCTGTTCCAGACTGGCAAACTAACTGGCAAGGACAGGTGGATTACGCACTTGGCGAACCTGCTGGTCAGAAGTTTCTCAATACCAATTACAAAACAGTTAATGATGCTATTGCAGATTGGTTAGATAAATTTGAAATTACAGCAGATCCTATAGGTGATCTTTCTAAGAGAGAAAAATTCGCTAGCCAGTTTGCCTAGGCATAAATTAGTATATGAATTTTATAGGTAATTTATTAATTGCTCCTCCAGCCGTCAAAGGCAACTTTTGGTACAAGACTGTGATAATGATCACAGAACATCACAGTCATGGAAGTGTGGGACTTGTAATCAACAAACGCAGTAGTCTTAGCATTAGAGACTTTGGTAATCAAATAGGTATACCGTTAAACATTGAAGGCTATGTTTATCAAGGCGGCCCTGTTAATCCACAAAGTCTTAGTTTTTTACACAGTAATGAATGGCACAGTAAAAACACACTGAGAATAAATGAAACATTTAGTCTAAGTAGTGCAGATGACATTTTGCCTAGACTGGCTATGGGTGATCAGCCCTTACGTTGGCGCATGTTTTTAGGCTTATGCGGTTGGGGACCTGGACAACTAGCAGGAGAACTCAAAGGAACTCCTCCCTGGCGCAAGGAGCATAGTTGGTGTACCAGTAGTGCCGATTTGGATTTGATATTTGAATCGGATCAAAAAGATCAGTGGTGCTCGGCACTGGATCGCAGTGGATTAGAATTCGCTCAAAATATACTTTAATCTTAGTGTAATTGGATTTGACATAAGTATTAGTATGAGCGTATAATATATACTTCATAGGTTGGGTCTGTAACACAATCAGAAAGAGGTAAATCAAATGGCAGATACTCTGCTACTTAATGCTGACGGCTTGCCAGTTTCATACATGCCGTTGAGTACTATAATTTGGGAAGACGCTATCAAGTACATGGTTTTGGATAAAGCCGATGTTCTAGCTTGGCACGATAATTGGATTGTACATTCAGCCAATTGGTCTACCCCAGTACCTAGTGTTATGATGCTACGTGAATACATGAAACCAAAAGTTACTATTCGTTTCAGCCGTAGTAATGTCTACCTACGAGACAACTGTGAATGCCAATACTGTGGTAAGCACATTGAACGCAAGGAAGCTACATTAGACCATGTACAACCAGTTTCAAAGGGTGGTACCAGTACTTGGGAAAACTGTACAACTGCTTGCGGACCATGTAATGCCAGCAAGAGTGACAGCACTAAAGGTTGGAGACCAAAGATCAAACCTTACAAGCCAGAGTTCTATGAACTTGTAAATAAGCGTAAGAAGCTAGGCTTCGAAAACGTAAGGTATAAAGAATGGAACCAATTTCTAAATTAAAAAAAGTGTTATGGTGTACCCTAGGATTTTTACTCCTAGGGTTAGCCTATATAGGACTAGTCACTCCTGGAATTCCTTGGAGCACTCCTACAGTAGGTGCCGCCTATTGTTTTGCTAAAGGCAGTGAACGTATGCACAACTGGCTAATGAATCATAAGATCTTTGGCCCGTTTCTTCGCGGCTGGGCAGAGAAGCGTGTTTTTCCAGTTCGAGCACGTTGGCTAATGGTGTTGACCATGGACTCTAGTTTGATTATCATGTGGTTTACCACTCATAATGTTAAGGCAGTAGTTTGCACAGGTATCTTTATGGCTCTAGTAGCATGGTGGGCAATGGCTTATCCTAAAACACCAGAAGAATACGACGAACGCAAAGCTAACGGTAAAAAGATAGGTTGGTTCGGATAAGTTTATAAATAGTAGTACTTTATAACAGGAGTACTACTCATGAAGAAGATTATTCTAGGCTTGGTTCTAGCCTTAGTTGCTGTCAGCAGTTTCGCATGGACACAACGTCAACCATTCCCCGTACAACAGTGTCAAGTACATGCTCCGTACGGGTTTCCACAAACACAACGTCAACTACAGCCATTATGCCAACAGGCATATCTAGTAGGATACGATGCGGCCGCTAAACTACCTAATTATGTTATGTATGAATTGTTACCACAAAATGCATTAGGTTGTGTAGCACGTACTAACGCATTTGCCGCTAATCAGTTCATTCCTAATGGTGCAGTTCCACAAGACTATGCTGGTACTGGTTACGATAAAGGACACATGGCTCCAGATGGAGACTTGAGTTGGGATCCGCAAGTTGAATATGAAAGTTTTTTGATGACAAATATGTCACCACAAGCAGGTTCTTTAAATCGCGGAATTTGGAAATTGTTGGAGACTTCTGTCCGCGGATGGTCAGTCCAGAGAAATCAGAGCTACACAGTTATTGCGGGCGGCTTATATGGTCCTGGCGATAAGACAATCGGTAAAGGTGTAGTTGTTCCACACGGTTTCTACAAGATTGTTATCAACAATGCTACTAAAGAAATCGCAGGTTGGGGATTCCCACACGTTGCACCATATCCAAACTTAGGCAATGACCTAACTAAATTCCGTGTTCCAGTTGCTACAATTGAACAGGACGCAGGTATCAAGTTTTCTTTCCCACAAGGTGCAGTAGAACTACAACCAGGCAAAGAATGGCCTGTAGACTTCGGAGCATTAACCAATGCTAAACGTGCTAAATGCGGTGCTAACGCATCTGCAGACTGATCCAGACGATAATACTGATAAATATCCAGTATACCCAGAAGATAATGGCACAGATCGTCCAAGAAATCCTTATAGCCCTGTGTAAAGACATTTACTATGGGCTAGCAAGATTAGGGTGCGGATTAGCTGGAATTTATTATGAAGAAGAGTCTTGATTATAGTTTTTTTGAAGAATACGTAGGTCGTTTAAACGATCTATGGGAAAACGAAAATTGGCAAAAAGTCAATCATCACGATAAGACCAACGGACTTAGTCAAAAGGCTGTTAATTCTTATCGTCGTGAGCATCCCGGCAGTAAACTACAAACTGCCGTTACTACCAAACCTAGTAAGTTAAAGGCAGGCTCCAAAGCCGCTAAACGCCGTAAGAGTTTCTGTGCTCGTATGAGTGGTAACAAAGGGCCAATGAAAAAGCCTAATGGTAAACCTACTCCTAAAGCTCTAGCACTACGCCGTTGGAACTGTGAAAGCATTGAAGAAATGCGCCAGCTTATCGAATATGCTGAACAAGAAATCGCTAGAGAAAAGATGCTGGCGGAAAGCTCCAAGAACAGCAATACAACAGCACAAAAAATATTCTTTGCCCGCAGTAATAAAGCACCTAAAGGTTGGAGTTATGATCATGTGGGATTTATCACTCAGGATGGACGACAAATTCAAATGAGTGGACATAAAGGCAATGATGTATATGTTACTAACGATGTAACTGATGATCCAGAGTTTCCTAAACAAAATATCAAAATTGTATCATTATCAAAACCAGTATCGATTCCTACAACTAACTCAGTAGGAGCAGAAAATTGCGGAACATTTGTGGCAAATGTATTGCAGGCAAATGGTATAAAAGGCATTGATACTCAAAAAATATATAGCGTGTTCAAACAACCACATAAGCAAGATGTGTCAGAAGGTGGCGGAGCCCAACAAGCGGCAATTGCTATAGCTAAACGTGAAAGCGGTAAGTATACCAAAGACGGCAAGCGTAAAAAATGAGACTAAAAGAGTTTGATCGCAGTCACAACACGCCTGATAGTTCTATTAGTTTAGATCCGCATCGTGGCGACTATGAACTACGCAACTATCACAAGTTGGACAAATATCTTTCCGAACTATGTGACCTCGTAGAGAAAGGACAGCGTAGTGGCAAAGACTTTGGTATGGTGGCTGCTGGATTACTTCCACTAAAAGGCGAGTATATGGCTCGTCTTAATCGTCCTGGTAAGAATGGACGCATACATGCAGAACATGCAGTCATAGAAGATTTTATTAAAAAATACGGCAGTATTCCAGAAGGCAGTGTTATCATAACAACACTAAGTCCATGTAATACTCCTATGGATGAGCGTGATGGACCTAGCTGTGCTGACTTATTAAATGAGCATGGAATACAAAAAGTCTATTGTGGTTATATTGATCCTACACAACACGATGGCGCAGAAGACGATCGTGAATACAATCTAGTTGAAACACAAAACAAAGAACTACGCACACGATGCGAAAAGTTTGCAGATACCTTCTTAGATAAAGTACACGAAAACTTTGCTGATGGACGTCATCCAGAAGACAAAGGCGATAGCAAAAGCTATCACGTGCCAACTAAATCGAGTGTAAGTAGTCTACGTAAGTTTGCCAAAGGACATCATGGACGTGCGGCACAATTAGCACACTGGATGGCTAATATGAAATCAGGACATAAAAAATGAAAAGATTATTGTTAATAGCAGTACTAGTTCTAAGTGGTTGTAGCACAATTAAAGATAACATTCCTAGCTTTTGGGATCCTAATCAAAGTAAGATAGTAACAGACATACAACAGTCAGCTAGACATATTGATTGCACAGCAGATCTAACACCACAACTGCACAATTTGTTTTTACAAGTTGAATGGTATGATATCTATGCCAACACCAAAGGCACACATGACATGGCCTTATTAGATCAAGTGATGTTAAACACAATTAAAGAGTTTCAAACTAGGGCCGAGTCAGGTCCAATTAGCCCATTGTATTGTGATATGAAGAAGAAAGTCATAGTACAACAAGCTGACATAATCGCAACTACAGTTCAAGGGCGCTTTTAACTTTTAGTTTTAAGACCTTTGTTCCAAGGAATTCTTCCTTTAGCGGCATCTGACATCTTTTTCCTGGCTTCATCAGAAAATATTCTAGTTTTGCTTATAGCTATTAATTTTTCTTTTACATGATCTGGCATTTTACGGCCAGTATTTGCTTTAAGAAGTTTTTCTTTATGTTCCGGAGTCAACACTTTCTTACCTTTAAGAGCATTAGATAATTTTTCTCTATGCTCTTTTGTTTTAGTAGGAAGTTTGCGGCCTTTATTTGCTTTTGAAATCTTTTCTTTAGTTTCTTCAGTATGTTTAGTAAATCCTGTTGATCCATACCCATTTGATTTATTAAGCCAGCTACTATTAAACTTAGCATCAAATGTTGTAAGAACTTTCTTTTCGCATTTTAGTGCTTGATCAGCACGTTCAAACACTTTACGCACTTGAAATTCAAATGCATCTTTTCCGTGTTCTTTAACTAAATCTTTTATGTATGATGATGATGTAAAGTATGTGTTCCAAAATTGTTCTGGATTGGCAACTTTTTTTCCGCTATTGGCATAACTTGCTCCGTAATAAAATTGTCCCGTAGGTTTGAATTTAATTAGGTAAGTATAAGGTTGATAAATATTCATGCTGATTGCTCCTTGAAAGCATTAGAGTAGTTGGGAATTCCACTTCCGCGAACTACAACTATATTTATCAAGGGAGATTCTAATGAGCGATCAATTACAACAAGTAGCACAAAGCGGTGATCAATGGGCGGCTGAACGTGCTAACTATGCACTACAAGTTCATCAAGCAGTTACATCAGGACAAATGAGCGCAGACGAAGCCAAAGAAGTATTGCAAGATATGATTGCTACACAGCAACTACAAGAACAAGCCAATGCAGACCATGTTAAGGCCGCATTGTTCTTTGGCATTATGCAGTTGATTAGTTTATACGGCTAAACACATCTTTAAGGCCTATCACTAAGTCTTCAATCATACCATCATCATGAAACGGAGTAGGTGCAAAACGTAACCGCTCCGTTCCTACATCAACTGTGGGATAGTTGATAGCTTGTACATAAATGCTGTGATCATTTAGTAGTGCATCGCTCATAGCTTTAGCACGTTTGGCATCTCCTACTAGTACAGGTACAATATGACTTGTACTACATTCCATTACAGGAATACCAGCGGCTTTTAATCTATATTTTAATTTTCTAGCACGTTCTTGATGTTTGTCACGTACTTCATTATGATCTCTAAGCCATTTGATAGCGGCTAACGCACCACTACAAGTAACAGGACTCATCGATGTTGTAAAGATGAATCCAGCGGCTACGCTACGAATAGCGTCGGCTACAATCTTATCGCAAGCAATGTAGCCACCCTGGACTCCAAAGGCCTTTCCCAAGGTTCCGTTGATTATATCAATCTTGTCTTCAAGCCCAAGTTCTTCTACCTTGCCACCACCTTGCGGTCCATACAGGCCTACGGCATGTACTTCATCAATATAGGTGATAGCCTTGTATTTTTCTGCTAGTTTACATATCTCTGCAATGTGTCCAACATCTCCATCCATTGAGTAGACACTTTCAAACACTACACAAGGAGTTTTACCCTGTGCAAAACTAATTTTTAATTTCTGTTCTAGATCTTCTAAGTCATTGTGTTTGAATACGACTTTATCTGCACGACTATGGCTGATACCCACAATGATTGAATTGTGATTATTACTATCGCTGATAAATTCAATATTAGGAATAATCTTGGCTAGAGCAATTAGTGTCCATTCGTTAGCTACATAAGCACTACTGAATAGCACAGCCTTCTCTTTCT